ACACAGCGCCAGTGGCGCCATATTGGGGATAAACGTTCTTAACAGAACCTATGGTGCCATTGCCTACATACACGTTGCAGGGAGTGTAAGACAGCTCCATGGCGTAGATGTCTGACATACCCATGTAGCGGATGGGGGCAACGACTGCCGCAGGAAGGGATCTGGGAAAGCCCCTTGCATTTACCTGTGTGAACGTTTGTGCTCTTTGCTGGGTAGTGAGTGCACGTTTGCGAACTCTACGGGGCTTTTGTCTAGTGACAGAGGCCGGGTTAGGAGTGAGCTTTCCGCGCGTTCGAGGCATTTACTTATACGACAACGAGAGAACAATTTGGTGGAGATTGAAAGTAAATCGGATACAATGCTATCCGTCTCGTTGTCGAAGATCCCAAGTGTTACCCCGAAGACTTGCCTTTCGGCTTTGTCTTCGGCGTCTTCATCTCGTCTTTGCCTGCATTGGGGCTAGGACCAGGAGTAGACGGCGCCAAGTCAGGCGTCTTAAGCATCGCTACAAAGGTTGGGAGCTTGTCTTTGGCGATTGTGCCCCTGTTAAAGGGGTGATGGATCTTGGTTGAAGGAACAGGATTCGGCACGCCATCCACTGAAGGAGCTAACTGCTCACCAGTGTTTGTGTCTTTAGCCCAAGGGGTACCCGTAGTAGAATACAGGGGAGTAAACACACTTTGTGTGGGTGGTGTCGTAGGTGCTACAATCACGCCATTGACTGTGGCAGTGATGTCGGTCTTGGGCTCTTTACCTAGGGCGACCAGGGGCGGATTCAAGATAGATCTCTTTTGGTGGGTAACCTCATGGATATAATCCGCGAAGGATGCCTCATCCCAATCTGGTACTTGCTTCAAGATAAATGGTCTCATCCAAGATTGATGATCAATATTGGGGTAAAGCTCACTCTCGAGGTATTTCCGTGAAAAGGGAGAGATTTTCTCTAATCTATCATCGTCAGAGGCTTCAATAAGCATGACATTGCTGGCGGCCTCAAGGAGGTCCGAGATAAAGGGGGTATTTGAATCAGTGTATTTGAGTCCCGCTAACTTCTGCGCGAACTTCATGGAAGGTGTGACTGTGGCATCGAGTTGTGGCGTGGCATGAATCTTAGACATTTGTCGCTTAAAATCGCACATGCTGTCTGGAATACCATTCCAGACGTACGGTGAATAGATTCTACTGAGGAAATTAACTCCCTCTGAGCCTCGCTTGTACTCTTCCACTTCCAACACCTGTCCCATATCTGCACAAGCTTTGACATAAGTATCAGGATCAATGTCGGGTGTAAGCCCGTCATCTCCCCCATATATGCCTAGCAAATGCCAGGAATCCACTGGGTCTCTGCCCCACAACCTA